TTTATTATCATTAGCGCTGGAACCGCGTTAATAGTATTTGGAAGTAAAATTTCTTGGTTATTTTCTAAAACAACATAAGTGGTATTATTTCTAACTATGCGCTTGTCAATACATATATAATGAATATTACTTTTGACGCTTGATTTAGATAATATTATTAATATTTTTTTGCAATTTTCACAATAATTACTATAATATAAGATACAACTCATATTATTAAGTTTATATTAATATTTTTAATAGTAATTTTTAATATAATTTTTATGTATATTATATATTTTTTTCAAAATTATATATTTTCAATAAATAAAATTGATTATTAAATTATTATAAATAATTAATAATATATCAATAATCAATAATCAATAATCAATGCTAAAGATGCAAATGCTAACTGAAAAAACTAATTATGAGCCGCACCTTAACATTGAACTATTGACAGGTTCATTTATTGAAAATAAATTTAAAAAGATTTGTACGCAAGCTGTATATGATGCATATTTTAATGAAACTGAAATATGCAATTATTTGGTATATAGGTTGAACACAGAGTGCGAAGCATTTATTGAAGGCTTTCCGCTAGTTCTTGATTATATTGAATATATAAACACATGTCGAATTGTAACTTGTGAAAATATTCCTGTTATTACGTATGTATATAATACATTACTACGTGAGCCAGGAGATAGGGAGTTAATACCCGACGACGATGCATCATTGATCCTTAATAATATTCAATGCTTCTTTGATATTGATGAGGACAAACTAGTTAAGGATTTGTTAGAAGTAATAAATGAGAAATTTCTCATAAATCATAGTACATAAAGCATAGATAGAAGCTAGAATTTATAACGTTTTTTTTTAAGTGAATTCATAACATATTTTACTACAGTAATAGAATTTGCTTTGCTTCTTATAAAATAAAATATTGAAATCATATTTTTTTTGACATACATGACATATTATGTTAGTATAAGTTAATATAATATTTTGTAGCTCGCTAGGTAAGTCGTTAATCATAATCAGTTATAGTACTAGCTATAACTTTAAATAATAATCACTATTCTTTTAATTATCAAACCTATTTTTAATATTTTCCAAAAATGTGTTAAGACTTTGAACGAAAGAGCACGACTTATAGCATACTAATTGCAACGTATGCCGTGTCTTGTTTTTATTATCGTAAATTAAATAGAATTTAGAGCTATCATTTTCATGGTCCTTAATTGAAATATATTTTGGCAATTTTACTATTTTTGGATCTTCAGTATTTACATGATTATTTACATTATTATTTACATGATTATTTACATGATTATTTACATTATTATTAACATCATTTTTAACATTGTCTAAATCACCTAAAATTTTGATTATTTGATTTAATTTTTCCACAATAGTTATTTTATTGGACTTAGAAGAAATATAGGCCTTATTTTTTATTTGACATGGATGTTTTTCTATTTTAAAGTATTCTCTATATAGTTTTTTTTCAATATTATAACACTCTTTATAATAGTTAATATACTTAGGTATACTTAAATGTAACAATGTATCAGGTAATTTAATAGCATTATGTTTCCGTATTCGCTTACACTCGTCTTTTTTTATTATAATATTTGATAAGTCATTCATATATTATAATATAAAGAAAACAAAAAAATAAAAAAATAAAATATTAAAACCAAAACTAAAACACAACCGATTTAGTTAAATAAAGCCAAAAGAAAATACCTACAAATGCTTTAGCTATTAAGTCCAAAATATTATATCCAATCAATTTAATTGCATCATTTGTATAATAAAATACTCCATAAAGTGACCATGTTCCTAAGAAAATCCAGAATATGAATTTGGATTGGATAGTTATTTTTGATCCTGTCATAAAAAGCTTCCATATTGTCCCATATGTTAGAAAAAAGAATATAAAACCCATAAAACCTGCAATATTTTTATTTAATAGCCCAATCTCTCCACTATATCCAAATGCCAACATGGCAAAATTGAGAACCATTGTTAACACAAATGGTCTAAATTTTACTATTACTTTGTTTTCATAGCCTAATACCATGGAGAGAACCAATAACATAAAAGGTGTAGTAATAGACCAGTCAATATAGCGCATATTATTAATTTTTTCTATAGGTATAACACTTAAAGGTTTAATTATAGCACTATCTTTATTTGTAATGTTATCAATAATGTTATTATTATCTTTGTTATCATCTTTAACATTATACAAATTTTGCGCCTTATTTATTTCTTCAATAAATAGTCCATAAAAATAGCTTGCAACAATTGAAATGCAAGTTTCTAAATTCATAATGTGACGAATTTGAGGAATAGGGCTTCGTAATGCTTCTATTAATGTAATTGCGGTAGTTGTAAGTAAAAACACGTATGTAATATAAAAACTACTTATAGCTAAAGATACACTCATAATAATTTGTATTTATAATGTATTATAAAATAATTATTATATTATATTATATTTTCGGATATTTTCATTATTTTTCAGTTATTTTCATTTAATTTTTATATTTATAAAAAATTAAATGAAAAAACATAAGACTTATTAGACTTATAAGACTTATTAGACTTATTAGACTTATTAGACTTATTATTTAATTGCTGTACGCTAGACCACCCATGCCCGACATAATGCGAAGAACGTTGTAGTTAACAGCATATACGCGGACTTTGGCGGTAGAAACACCCTGAACAGTCGCATTCGAAAGAACTAACTGTAAAGTGGCATTATCAATGCGCGAGAAATTGCAAGTTCCCGATGGCTGGTGCTCTTCAGGTCTTAGAGCAAATGAGTAAACATTAATGCCGGTGTCGGGGGCACGGGTGTGGTGCTGGTATGGCTGAACTAAATCGAAGTATGTGCCTTCACGCTCCGAGAAGCGATCCTGGCCGTTAAGCTGTAATTTGGCAACTACAACTGGATTTTCACCCCAGCAATGCATGTCTAACGCAGTTTCAGCTAAAACAAAGGTGCCCGCATCAGATACACCCGAGTCTTCATCATTTTTATCTCCTTGTGGTCCCCGAGCAGCCGTACCTGGTAGAGTACCAGCAATTAAACCGCCTGTATTGGTTGCCCCAAGATCTATTCTTACACCCGCAGCATTTGTAACACTTACAGGTGTTCCACTAATAGACGCGGGTTTAATCTGATTTGCCCACATGTCTTCAAAAGCACCTGTAGTAGTAATAAATTCGTTAGTTCCACTAATGTTTGTCTTTGAACCAAACGCATGAACCGCATTTGGTAACGCATCTAGCGCATCGGTGTAATTGAATGGCTGAGCTCCTAATAATGTATTTAGAGCGGAACCAGCAACTAATGACGCACAATAGTCGACGTTGGCATCTGGCTGAACGACCCAGATTAATTCTTTGCATGGATGATTCAAATTTAATTTAATTTTATTGGACGATGAACCAACCGACTCATCACCAGTGAATTGTAACTGTTCAATTAAATATTCGTGTGGGTTTTGCGCCATGCGTCTGCGTTCATCAGTATCTAAGAAAATGTAATCAACAAATAGCGACGCGGCAGCTAACGACTGTTTGTAAGCATTGGTAATTTTTGTGCCGTTTCCGTCTAAACTGGTTACCGCCCACAAGCACTCTTCAATGTTACGAATATCTAAGTTGATTTTAACTTCATGATATTGTAGCGCAATTAAAGGTAGAGCTAAACCGGGATTGCGGCAATACCAGAATTGTAGCGGAATGTATAAAGTGGTTTCAGGTAGCGCTTTGCGTGGAGCGCAAACTTGGCGCACACCATCAGCCGAGCAAGGGCCATCAACCGCCGCGAATGTAGGGTCGCACACATATGTTAATTGCGTGGTATTACCAATCATCTTGTAATAACCACGCTCTTGTTCCTTGGATAATGTGAGCTGATTCCAAATGTGCATCCAGTCACCATATTGACGATCAATACGCTGGCCACCAATTTCAACTTCAACTTGCGAAATTAACTGTTCACCTGGGAAATCTAACCATCTGGCATATAAAGTGGCCTCAGTTGTTGAGGCTAAGCCTTGGCCGATTTCAGGAAGTGTTAACTGTAAATATGTGCGATAAGCTAAATCGCCGTTTCTTGAAATGGTACAAGTAACACGGCGACCGAAATCCGCTTGTCCGTTAAATGTTTGTTCAATGGACTCCATCGCGAAATTAGTGTGACGTCTGTATGTGACCTTCCAGAAAGTAATTTGGGGATTACCTGTTAAATATACATCTTGAGCGCCATAGGCGACTAATTGCATTAAACCACCAGCCATTTTTTTATAATATTCCTAAAGAAAAAAAATTTTTACAATTAATTTAATTAAATTAATTAATTAATTAAATAAATATATTAATTGTAAAAATATATTAATTATTAATTGTATAAATATATTAATTCAATATATTGTAATATAATAATAAACATTATAATATACTAATATATAAGTAGCTATGAAAAAAGCAAATATTATTAAAACAACATTGGATAGTAAGCATAATGAAATAAGTAATTCGTTTAAACAAAACGAGGAAGTAATTATTCCTAAATATTTAAAAATTATAGAAAAGCTTGAATCTTTATTACAAAATTCTAATAATAGTCTTAAAAATCAAACACTAATTGAAAATATAAAAAAATATAAAAATTTAATCCATTCTCTTGAGAGAAAAAAGAATGAATATTATTTAAATAATTCAAAATATATATTTGATTATTTTGAAAATAAAAAAAATATTTCTAATTCTAATAGTGATTCTATAACAACTAATCCAAACAAAAATGATATAATACACAAATTTTTTTCTACATCACATAATGACGAATATAATGGAACAAATTCTAATTCTAATGCTAGTGCTAGTTCTAATGCTAATGCTAACAATAGCACAAAAAACTCAATTGATAAATATTTTAACAATATTGATTATTTATATTTAAATTATGACAATTTTATATATCCTTCTGATATATGTAGTGTGTGTAATAGAGGTGAAATGGTTTATGTGGAGTCTGACGGCATATCGGTTTGTAATAATTGCTCTAATATTATTAAAAATTTAATTGAAATCGATAAACCATCATATAAAGAACCACCTAAAGAAGTTTCTTTTTATGCTTATAAACGAATTAATCATTTAAAGGAAATATTGGCACAATTTCAGGCAAAAGAAAGCACAAATATTCC